TAGAAACCAGACTGTTGCAGCTTTCTCACTTCGTTGGTTGGCATATCCACAACGTGGGTGATACGCACTGCGCTTTCTAAACTGGTGGTGCCATACGGAACAATCAGTTTTTCAGAAGGTATGAACCTTGATACAGGTCTGCCTATCGCCTGATCAAAGTGAACCTTACGAAACGCACTGCCTGATAGCGGCAGATAAAACAACAGTTGGTCTGTCTCAGGGTCATACTCTTTCATCTCCTGCATGAGGAGATAGTTCATGTATTCCTGAACACGAGATGCTTGCAGATCAGTGGCTGGTGTACCCATGCCAACAGTTTGTGTCTTGACCGGACCACCAGCTGGTAACAATTCTTTGTAGGCTGTGGCCTGAAACTGTGTGACTGATTCTGCTAACAAGGGATGAATGACACCAGAAGCACCGTCAAACGGTTCAGTCCGGTCTTCAAACTTCATCCCCAGGAATTCAAGTCCTTCCTTGTATTGATCCATCCAATCTTTGCGTGAGGCTTTATCATCATCGATATCAGCCATGCAGTCGCTGAAGACCCTTCCCAAGTCTCCATCTTCCATCATCTCCGCAAGATTGTCGTTGAAACCCATCATTGGCGCATCAAGCATATCTGCTTCGCCAAACACCATGGTGCCATCATCCAGAGTTTGAATGTCTTCCTCTTCTATGAACTGATCGTCTTCACCCTCTACGCCGATAAGCATCTCTTTGGATGAATCCTCGATATCGAGTTCATCCATATCAACATCATCAACGCCTCTTTCAATCGCCATGGCTTACTC